AGCACCTGACTGTCTGTACGGGTTCCCTAGGCCGCTGGCCTGCATGGATGCCGTAGAGGTCTAGTCCACAACGAGGTGGACTCAGCGTCTCAGGACGGTAACAGCGCAGTTCAGAGCGCTGTATCCGTAACGCACGCCCTGTACGCTTGACTCATGACCACCGCCCCTGTCGCCCGCCGCACCGAGTGCGAGCGCTGCGCCGGCCCGCTGCCGCTGATGGCTCGGGCCGATGCGCGTTTCTGCTCGTCGCCCTGCCGGCAGGCCGCATACCGGGAGCGGCGGCGCGCGGAGCGGGAGCGGGTGACGGCCGAGCAGGCCGCGCGCATCCCGGCCGAGTTGACGCCCCGTCCGCGCTGGGTGCGGTACTCGGCGAAGAAGGTGCCGCTCCGGATCGACGGCCGCTTCGCTTCGGTGCAGGACCCGTCGTCGTGGTCCGACTTCGCCGCAGCAGCGAAGGCCACCGCTGGCGAGGGTGTCGGCTTCGTGCTGACCGCCTCGGACCGGATCGTCGTTGTCGACCTGGACCACGCGGTCGAGGGCGGCCGGGTGTTGCCGTGGGCGCAGCGGATCGTGGACGCGCTGCCCGCGACGTACATGGAGCGCGGGCGGTCCGGCAGCGGACTGCATCTGTGGTTCCGCGGCGAGGTCCCGGCCGGGCGCCGGATCCGCCGCGACGAGCTGGCGGTCGAGGTGTACTCGGACCGCCGCTACATCATCGTCGGTGACCGCGTGAGCGGTACGCCGCTTGAGCTTGCCGAGCTGCGCGACGCGGCCGGCGTGATTGCCTCGCTAGTCTGACGCCCCGGTGGCGCCCGGGCGGGGCTCGTTGTTTCCCGCCCCTGCGCGCCCTGGAGGCGCGCCTTGACCCTGGAGGTCGCCATGGGCGCACATGGACCCATCCCGAAGCGCAGTGAGGAGCGTCGCCGTCGGAACAAGGACGACGGTCCCGAGCTGACGCAGGCCCCGTCGGGGCCTCCGGAAGATCTGCCCGAGCTGCCCGAGCCCGATCCGCTGTGGCATCCGATCGCCACCGACTGGTATCTGTCCCTGCAGCAGTCGGGGCAGGCCGCGTTCTACGAGCCGTCGGACTGGGCGATGGCCCGATATGCGGCGGAGCTGATGTCGCGGGGGCTGTCGTCGGATCGGCCGCCGAACGGCCAGTACGTCGCCGCGCTGAACAGTGTGATGACGAGCCTGCTGACGACCGAGGGCGACCGCCGCCGCGCCCGCATGGAGCTGGAGCGGAAGCCGGCGGGCCCGAAGCTGGCCAGTGTTAGCCCGCTGGATGCCTACCGTGACCTCGCAGGTGGCTGACGAGGAAGTCCCGGAGGTTGTCGAGCCGTTCACGATTGGGCCGACGTGGAAGCGCGGTCGGGACGGGCGGTTCCTGCTGCCGGAGTTCACGCTGGGCTGGCATTGCCTGGCCTGGACGGGGATCTATCTGCAGCATTATGTCGGTGCACCGTGGCGGTACACCGCTGAGCAGGCGCGTTTGACCCTTTGGTGGTACGCGATGGATCCGGCGACGAACCGGTTCCTGTGGCGCGACGGCGTGATCCAGCGGCTGAAGGGTTGGGGCAAGGACCCGCTCATCGCGACCTGGAGCGCGTTCGAGTTCGTCGGCCCGTGCCGTTTCGGCCAGGTGGCCGACGAGGGCAACGAGTGGGGCGTCCCGGCGGGGCAGCCGCTGGGGGTGCAGCATCCGGCAGCCTGGGTGCAGATCGCGGCCGTCAGCCAGGATCAGACGCGGAACACGATGACGCTGTTCCCGTCGATCCTGTCGAAGCGGGCGCTCGACGAGTACCGCATCGACCTCGGCAAAGAGATCATCTACGCCGACAAGGGCCGGGCCCGTATCGAGGCGGTGACGTCGTCGCCACGGGCGCTGGAGGGTGGCCGGCCGACGTTCGTTTCGCTGGGGGAGACCCACCACTGGGTGGAGTCGAACCAGGGCCACGAGATGGCCGCGGTCATCGAGCGCAACGCCACCAAGAGCGCGGATGGTCAAGCGCGGACGCTGGCGAACACGAACGCCTATGAGCCGGGCGAGGAGTCCGTAGCGGAGCGCACGCGGGAGGCATGGGAGTCAGCGGAGTCCGGCCGCGCCGTCGATACGGGCTTGTTCTACGACTCGCTGGAGGCTCCGGCGGAGGCGAAGCTGACCGAGGAGTGGATCGTTCCGACGCTGAAGGCGGTGCGCGGGGATTCGGTGTGGCTGGACGTGGACCGGCTGAAGGCGTCGATCCTCGACGTCCGTAATCCGCCCAGCCGTAGCCGCCGGTTCTGGTTCAACCAGATTGTGGCCGCGGAGGATGCGTTCCTGGCCCGCTACGAGTGGGACGCCAACCCGCACGAGGGGATCGACCTGGCCGATGGCGACGAACTGGTGCTGTTCTTCGACGGCTCCAAGAGCGACGACGCCACCGGCCTGGTCGGCTGCCGACTGTCGGACGGCTTCGTGAAGACGCTCGGGGTGTGGCAGCGGCCTGCGAACTGGCCGGGCGACCGGCCCTGGCGGGTGCCCCGGGACGAGGTGGACGGTGTCGTCGACCAGGTCTTCGCCCGGTACAAGCCGCTGGCGTTCTTCGCCGACCCTGGCGCCGGCCAGGACGACGCGGACGGCGAACGCTACTGGGATGGCTTCATCGACGCGTGGGCGCAGCGGTATGGCCGGCGCCTGAAGTTGAAGGCCGTCGTGAGCGGCCCGCGGCAGCACGCGGTGCTGTGGGACATGCGGAACTCGAAGAACCAGCAGGTGTTCACGGAGGCGGTGGATCGCTTCTACCGGGACGTGCTGGAGCGGCTGGTGCCGCATGACGGGCACAAGGTGCTGCGGCAGCACATCTCGAACTCCCGTCGGCGCACGAACGCCTGGGGCTACACGATCGGCAAGGAGCACCGGGAGTCGGCGCGGAAGGTCGACTTGGCGGTGTGTGCGATCGGGGCGCGGATGCTGCGCCGCATGGTGATGAACTCTCCGGCTTGGGCGAAGCGCTCGCGGGCGCGCGGTAAGGGACGGGTGGTGGTGCTGCGGTGACGATGGCCATCCCTGCTCTGCCGTTGACGTTCTTGTCGGATGACGAGCTGAGCCTGCTGACGGCGCTGCGCACTGACTTGCTGTCGTGCAGATTCCGGCTGGAGCTGCTGGACGCGTACTTCAACGGCGAACAGATCATCCGCGATCTGGGGATCTCCATCCCGCCGCAGCTCAAGGGCCTGCACACGGTCATTGGCTGGCCGCGGATCGGCGTGGAGTCCCTGGAGCAGCGCCTGGACCTGGAGGCCTTCCGGTGGGCGGACGGCGCAGACTCCTCCGACCTGGAGGAGATCGCCGAGTCCAACGACCTGTACGACGAAGCCTCGCTCGCGCACCTCGATGCGCTGACCTACGGCCGCGAGTACGTGGCGGTCGGCTCGGGCGAGGCTGGTGATCCGCCGCTCATCACGTTCGAGTCGCCGCTGGACATGACGATGTTCTGGGACGCGCGGCTGCGGATGGCGACGGCCGCTTTGCGGGAGTCCGTCGAGGACGGCGTCCGCATCGTCACACTGTATCTACAGGATCAGACGGTGTACGCGGCGGAGACCACCGATGGGTGGGAGGTCTTCGACCGGGACATCCACAACCTGGGCATGGTGCCGGTGCTGAGGATGGCGAATCGTCAGCGGACCGCGGACCGGGTCGGCAAGTCGGAGATCACCCCCGAGGTCATGTCGATCACGGATGCAGCCTGCCGGCGGCTGATGGGCATCGAGGTCGCGGCGGAGTTCTTCGGCGCCCCGCAGCGCTACATCCTCGGCGCCTCCGAGAGCGCCTTCCAGGACGCCGAGGGGAACACGAAGTCGGCGTGGGAGACGTACATCGGCCGGGTTCTGGCGCTGGAGCGGGACGAGAACGGGGACGTGCCGACGGTGGGCGCGTTCACGGCCCATGACCCGTCCGGCCAGACGAAGATCATCGACCTGTATGCGCGGATCATGGCGTCGCAGCTGTCGGTGGCCCCGCACGTCCTGGGTTACACCAGCGACAACCCGGCCTCGGCTGACGCGATCAGGTACGCGGACAACGCGCAGATCAAGAAGGCCGAACGGCGCATCCGCCGGTTCTCGGCGACGCACCGGGATGCGATGCGGCTCGCGCTGTGGTTCCGGGACGGCGAGCCACCGCCGAAGGAGCGGCGCATCGAGACGGTGTGGCGCAACCCGGCCACGCCGACGATCGCCGCCCAGGTCGACGCCGTCACCAAACTCGTCCAGACGGGCATCCTGCCCGCCGACTCGGATGTGGCGCTGGAGATGGCCGGTCTGACTGAGGATCAGCGGCGCCGGGTCACGATCGAGCGGCAGCGCACGGCCGGTGCCGCGGCTGGCAGCCAGCTCATGGACCGGCTTGCCCAGCTTAGTGACCAGTCGGCGCAGCTGCCTGCGGCGGCGGAGGTGACCGGTGGCGGCGCGGGTCTCGGATAGCAGTGCTGCCGTGGCCCGGTATCGGACCGCTCAGATCGGCCTGACGCGGCTCCTGGTGCGGGATATGCGCACTCTGCGGCGTCTGATCAGGGCGGCGAATCTGCAGGAGTCGGTGGCGGACTGGATCGATGCCGTGCGGCTGGTCGTCGACCGGTACGGGGCCACGTCGGCGACGCTGGCCATCGCCTTCTACGAGGCTGAACGGGCTGCTGCTGGTGTGGCAGGCCGCTTCACGGCGGCCCCCGCCGAGGGCCCTGCGGCTGAGCAGGTGGCGGCCGGACTGCGATGGGCCACGAAGGATCTGTGGCCGCGTGACGAGGCGACGGCGTCGGTGGCTCAGCGGGAGCCACTGGATGTGCGGCTTGAGCAGGCCATGAAGAAGGCCGAGATGGTCGCGCAGAAGCTGATAGCGGACCAGGGCCGGGACACGGTGCGGCAGTCGGTGCGGCAGGACCGCGGCGCTGTCGCCTACGCCCGGGCCGCCGCGTTGGGTGGCTGCTCGTTCTGCAAGCTCATGGCCTCGCGGGGGGCCGTGTATAAGAACGCGCAGACCGCTGGCCGGGAGGCAGACGAACGGTTCAGCGGGGATGCGAGCGTCGTGAAGTTTCACGACAACTGCCATTGCGCGATCATCCCCGTGTTCCGGGGGCAGCGGTTCGAGCTGTCCTCGCATGCAGCGGAGTGGGACCGGCTGTACCGCGAGTACGCGCAGGGCCACTCGGGCGATCAGCTCCGCCTGTTCAGGCGGGCGCTCGCGGAGCACGACAGCAATCCGCTGCCGGGCTCGAACTGACCAACCCCCTTGGCTGCCCTGGAGGCGGCCTTTCTGCCCCTGGAGGGCCACTTCACCATGCCCGAGAACGAGGAGACCGAGCAGGTCGAACAGGAGAAGCCGGAAGCTGAGGCCGCCCCGGAGGCGGAGCAGAAGCCGACGGATCCGTGGGCCGATCCGGACGCGGCGCGCAAGGAGATCGAGAAGCTGCGTCGCGAGGCGGCCAAGTACCGCACGAAGGCGAGCGACCTCGAGCCCCTGGCCAAGAAGGCGCAGGAGCTGGAGGACGCGCAGAAGTCGGAGACGCAGCGGCTGAGCGAGCAGCTCACCGAGGCGCAGGACCGCTTTAAGGCGGTGCAGCAGCGGGCGGTGCGCGCGGAGGTGCGGGCGCTGGCGGCGGCGGAGTTCGCCGATCCGGACGACGCGCACGCCTTCCTCGACCTGAATTCCTTCGTCGGTGACGACGGGGAGATCGACACGGACGGCATCCGCGACGGGCTCACCGAGCTGCTGAAGCGGAAACCGCATCTGGCTCGCCCGGACGACAGCTCACCGCGCGCGCCGAGGGCGGACCGCACGCAGGGCTCCTCTGGCAACGGCAACCGCACCCCCAACGACCCGGCGGAACTCTTCGCCGCCTTCCTGAAGCAGGGCTCCGCACGGGGCCGCTGAGAGAGGTAGCCCCCAAATGGCTAGTACGAACCCCATCAAGCTGTCCACCGTCGACCCGATCTTCATGCCGGCGCAACTGACGGCGCCGATCTTCGAGCAGTCCATCGAGGGATCGGCGGTCATGTCGCTGGCCCGCCGGGTGCCGCTGTCGATGTCCGCCAACACGGCGGTCCCGGTGCCGCTGGACGTCCCCACCGCCGACTGGGTGTCTGAGGGCGGCAAGAAGCCGCTGTCGTCCGGTGGCGTCGAGGTCAAGCAGATGTCCGGCAAGAAGATCGCCGTGCTGATCCCGGTCAGCATGGAGGTCGCCGACTCCAACGCGGCAGGCCTGTGGACGCAGCTGCAGCGGGACCTGCCGACGGCGTTCGCCCGGGCTTTCGACATGGCCACGATCCACGGCAAGAACATGAAGGGTGGCAGCGGGCCGTTCGCGGACTACCTGGCCGCCACCTCCAAGAGCGTGTCCCTGGGAACCACCTCGCAGGCCAACGGCGGCATCTGGGGTGACTTCGTCTCCGGCATGGAGACCATCATCGACGACGACTGGGACTACACCGGTACCGTCGCCGACAACCGCCTCAAGCCGAAGCTGCTCGCCGCGACGTCCACCACCGGTGAGCCGCTGTTCGTGGCGACCCGGCAGCCGGGTGCTGGCACGGGTGCGGCCCTGCAGGGCGAGCTGATCGGTGAGCCGATCGCCTACTCCCGCAGCGTCTCGGGCAAGCTGCGCCGGCAGTCCACCAGCGTCGACTCCGGCCTCCGTGCGATCGGCGGAGACTTTTCCCAGGCCGCTTTTGGCGTGGGGATGGAAATCTCGATCAAGCAGTCCCGTGAGGCGACGTACATCGACGAGGACGGCGGCGTGCACAGCGCCTTCCAGGAGAACCTGGTGCTGCTCCTCGCGGAGGCGTACTACGGCTTCGTCCTCGGTGACGCCGAAGCCTTCGTCAAGTTCACTGGCACCCCGAGCGGTTCCTGATGGCGGGCGCGGTCTCGGCTTCCGCGCCGGGCGGGACCGCACCGCTGCGGATCGTAGCCCGTGTGCACCTCATGCCGCCGGAGCACAACGCGGGTGCCGAGCACATGCTCGTCTCCATGCTGCTACCTCTGGCAGAGCGCGGCCACGACGTGCAGGTGTGGCTCTCCCGGTACGGAAAGGCCAACGAGGCCTACGACTACCGCGGGATCCGTGTGGTGCCGCTGGCGGCACGACTCGACTTCCCCTCGGTGGTCCGTAAGGCGGATGTCCTCGTCTCGCACCTGGAGTGCGTGCCGTCCACGACGGCTCTGGCTCGCGGCTACGGCAAGCCGGTCGTGGTCGTCTGCCACAACACGCACCGGCCCACCTTCCGGGACATGGCGGCCGGCGGGACGGCGCTGGCCGTCTACAACTCGCAGTGGATGCAGCGGGAGGCGGAGCTGTTCTTCGCCGAGTACCCGAAGGCCGTCCGCCCCGACCGGTCGCTGATCGTGCGCCCACCGGTGATCGCCGCAGATTACGCGACGAAGCCCGGCAAGGCGATCACGCTGGTCAACTGCAACCCGGAGAAGGGCGGCAAGGTGCTCAACGCCCTCGCCGAGCGGATGCCGGATCAGCAGTTCCTCGCGGTTCGCGGAGCCTACGGGGAGCAGATCCTGCCGGACCTGCCGAACGTGGAAATCATCGAGCATATGGACGGCTCGGAGATGAGGGAGCGGGTGTATGCGAAGACCCGCGTGCTGCTGATGCCCAGCTCTTACGAGTCGTGGGGGCGGGCCGGCTGTGAGGCGCTCGCCTCGGGCATCCCGGTTGTCGCGCACCCGACGCCGGGCCTGTGTGAGTCGCTGGGCGAGGCGGGCGTGTTCGTCGACCGCAACGACCTGGACGGCTACGAGACGGTGCTGCGCAAGCTCCTGCAGCCCGCCGAGTACCGGCTGGCGTCGAAGCGGGCGCGGGCCCGGTCGGCGGAACTGGATCCGACGGACGAACTGGCCGCCTGGTGCGATGCAGTGGAGGCCCTGGTTTAGGAGGCGGCGATGACGTTCGTGGCACCCACCGCCGAGGAACTGGCGCTCTTCCTGGACCTGCCGGAGATCAACGGCGACCGGGCGGATCTGCTGCTGGCGCAGGCGGTCGCCCTGTGCGAGACGGTGGTCAAGCCGCTGCCGGACCGTGCCACCGCGGTGGTTCTGTCGGTGGCCGGCCGGGCTTACGTCAACCCGCAGGCCGTCTCTTACGAGACGATCGGCCCTATGTCGGTGCAGCGGCCGCAGGGTTCTGGCGGCCTGTATCTGACGAAGGCCGACAAGACGGCCCTGAAGTCCCTGGCCGGCCGTGGTGGAGCGTTCACCGTGAACCCGACGCCGACGACTGCGGACCCGTCGCCGACCTATCCGGTCGACGACGACTACGGGCCGCCGCTGGAGTGGGAGCCGGGCTGGGGGTGGGTGTAGATGCCCGGCCCTTACCCGTTCGGGGAGACGGTGCGGATCTTGCGCACCGGTGCCTCGCCGGGCCGGGACGACCGTGGGCATCCGCTGCCCGGCGTTGACGAGTCGTTCGACGTGCCCGGGTGTGTGGTCACGCCGCGCGAATCGTCCCCGCAGGTCGGTGGCTCGGAGCAGCAGGGCCGGGACACGGTCGTGGTCGGCTGGACGGTGTACGCCCCGGCGGGCACCGCCATCCGGACCACTGACCGGGCTCAAGTCCGCGGTGTCGTCTGCGAAATCACGGGGGAGCCGGGTGATTGGGGGCGTTCCCCGTTCACTGGATCCCGTGGCCCTGTTCAGTTCGCGGCGGACCGGATGACCGGCTAGCAGCGGGCCTGCTCGATGGCGGCGACCAGCTTCTCGGCTGCGTCGTTGCTCTTGCGCGGGATGGACAGGCTGTTGGGATCTTCGTAGGGCGGCCTGCCGCCGTGGGCGAGCCCGCCCTTCTCCCCGGCGGCGACGCTGCCGGGGAGGAGGAACTGCACGTAGCCGTGGAACAGCCGGCTGCCGGGCTTGTGCCGGGTGCCGGTGATGTCGGCGGCGCGCAGTCTGACCGGTGCCGGCCGCTGGCCGACGGGTGTCTTGGTGATGGTGACCCATTCGCCGTCATAGCTGATGGTGCCGAGCACGCCCTTGACGTCCATGTCCGCCCCCTGGTGTGCGAGTTGTTGGAGGGGCTATGGCAGCACGGTTCAAGATGAAGCGCAAAGGCGTGGGTGAGCTCCTGCGGTCGGAGATGATCCGTGCGGATCTCGTGCGTCGCGCACAGGAGATCGAGTCGGTCGCTGTGGCCTTGTCTCCGGTTGGCGGCCCCGGGGACCCGCACTCGGGCGACTATAAGTCCAGTTGGACTACCGCCAGCACGAAGCGGGGCGGCCGGCGCAGGGATCGCGCGGTGGCCTACGTCCGCAACGGCGCCTACTACGCCCGCTGGGTGGAGTACGGCACCGAGCGGGTGCCCGCGCATCACGTGCTGCTGCGGGCGGCGCAGGCGGGCGGCGGCTGATGGCTGACGTCGGCTCTGTGGACGTCGAGCTGGCCGTGATGGTCGCCCTGCGCGCGTTCCTCGGCGACGGCGTCGTGGTCCGTGACGAGACGGACAACAACCTGGCCAACGAGCTGCCCACGGTGCAGGTGCAGGTGGCGGGCGGTGACGACGACGGGTTCCGGCTGGACCGGCCGTTTGTCGACATTGACGTCTACCACTCCACCCGTGCCGATGCGATCGCCCTGGCCGCGACCATCCGCAGCTGGGTCCTCACCCGGCTGCGCGGCAGCGTTACCGAGCACGCCGTGTTCGGCCTGACCGGCACCATCTCCCGGCCAGCTGTCCGCCCCTACGAGAACACCGCGCTCCGCCGTGTCGGAGCGACCTACGAGATCTACTGTCACCCGGTCTCCTGACCGGCTGGGCCCGCGCCGGACCCGTAACCCGACCCCGCCTGCCGCGGGGTCTTCGCAGATCTGGAGACCCTTCATGGTCAACATCGACCGCGCAGCCGACCTGATGGAGGTCGGGGCAAACGGCGCCGCCTGGGTAGCCCCGCTGGGCACCGCATCTCCGGGCGATCCGGCAGTTCAGCCGTCGACGCTCTGGCTCCCCATCGGGGCTATCTCGGATGACGGCCTGGTGCAGGGCTTCGACGAGGACAGCCAGGAGTACACGCCCTGGGGATACACGAGCCCGGTGCGCACCACGATCACGAAGTCGCTGCGCACATTCAAGATCACCGCGTGGGAGACCATGCGCACCACCGTCCGGTCGCTCCAGTACCGGATTCCCGTCGCGGACCTGGCCCCCGACGTGGGTGGCCTGACGACGTTCTCGGAGACCGCATCTCCTCAGCCGGACCGCCGCGCCTGGTGGTTCATCGTGCTCGACGGTGACACGCAGCTGGGCTTCTACTGCCCGGAGGCGGAGATCTCCGACCGGTCCGATGTGACGCACAAGCAGGACGAGATGGCTGGCTTCGAGTGGACCATCACGGCCTACCCGGACACCGCCGGAAACACCGTCTACCACGCCGACCGCGTGGCCACCACGCCCGCCTACACCGGGTCCTGAGCTGGTGGGCGGGCCGCGAACTCGTCGGCGCGGGCCCGGCCCGTCCACCTCACCCCGTACTGCCCGCGCCCTGAACGAAGGAGGCCCGCGCCATGCCCGCCACCAAGGAACAGATCGAAGCCGCCCGCGCCCAGGAGACCGAAGCCGACGAGAAGGAGTACGTCACCGTGCCGCTCGCCGGGCACGATGGCGTCACCAAGGACGTTCGCTGCGTGCCTGCCGGGTACTGGCGCGCCTCGACGATTCGTGCGCTCAACTCCGGCAACATCGACACATTCATGGAGAGCAACCTCCACCCGGACGACTTCGAGATCTTCGAGGAGCTCGATCCGACCATGGACGGATTCGGGAAGTTCGTCGCGGACGTCAGCCGGATCAGCGGCGAGTCCCTGGGAAAGTCCAGTGGACGTTCCAAGTCTGGGAGCGGTACTCGGAAGAGCTAGAGGACGACCTGCTGCCCAGGGTGGATCTGCTCGACCTGCACCGAGGGCGGCTGTCCTGGCGGCGTCTCCGCATCCTCATCCAGGGGCTTCCGCCTGACTCTCGAACGATGACGGCCATGCGGAACGACACCCCCGAGGAGGAGCTGGCCGCGCAGGCGGAGGGCGGCGAGCCGGAGCGGGCCCGCTGGTCGCAACTGGAGCAGCTGGTCGCCGTCGTCGCGGACCGGGTGGCCCGCCTGGAGTACGTGCTGATCTGCGTGAATACCAGCAAGGGCAAGCCGCCGACGCCGCCCGAACCGATCCGTCGGCCGGGTGCGAAGCCGCCGCGGCCGAAGGCGAAGCTCACCGATGCCAGTGCCGACCGCCTGTTCCAGCTGATCAACGGGGGCGCCGCGTAGCGCTGGGAGGAGGCTCCCGGTGGCAATCTCCGTCGGTTCCGTCGAGGTCGATGTCGTACCCAACGCGCGCGGTATCGAGGGCCGTCTCCGTGCTGCGCTGGTGGGGCCGGCGGGGCAGATCGGCGACGAGGTTGGCCGCATCATCGGCCGACAGATCGCCTCGCAGCTCACCACCGCGGTCCGGGACGGCATCAACGCGGGTGGCCGGGCGGCGCGCCCGGCGGCGGCCCGGCAGGGTGACGAGACGGCGGGAGCGTTCTCCCGGTCGCTGAAGGCGCGCCTGGAGGCGGCGTTCAAGTCGCTGCCGAAGGCGGACGTCGGCCTGTCGACGACCGGCTTCGACGCGGACATGGCCCGGCTGCGGGCCCGCCTGGAGACGCTGTCCGGTAAGCGCATCGGCATCGACGTCGACGCGGCGACCGCGCTGGCGGAGATCACGGATGTGGAGGCGCGGCTGCGGCGTCTGGGGGCCGAGCACCCGAACGTGCAGGTCCGCGCTGACACGGCCGCCGCACTGGCCCAGCTGGCGGCACTGCGGGCCGAGGTCGACGCGGTCGACGGCAAGAACGTCGACATCGACGCCTCCTCGGCGACGGCCAGCATCAACGGCCTCGTGTTCGCCGCGCTCGCGCTGGGGCCGGCGATTCTGCCTGCGCTGCCGGTCATCGCGGCCGGCCTGGGCGCGATCGCGGCCGCAGGCACGGCGGCCGCGGCGGGTGTCGGCTCGATCGCGCTGGTGGCCATCCCCGCGTTCAAGCAGATGGGCACGGTGCTGCAGGCGCAGAAGGCCGCCCAGGACGCCGCCACGAACTCGGCTCTCCGGGGCGGGCAGGCCAACTCGTCGGGCGCCTCGAAGGCGCTGCAGATGGCCGGCGCGCAGCAGGCACTGGCGACTGCCGAGCGCAACGGCGCCCGGCAGATCGCCCAGGCGCAGCAGCAGGTGCGGCAGGCCCGGCAGGCTGCCGCCGACGCGGCCGCCCAGGCAGCCCAGCGCAACGCCGAGGCCGCCCGCCGAGTGCAGGACGCCGAGAAGGCCCTCGCGGACGCGCAGACCGCGGCGAAGCAGGCCCAACTCGACCTGACCGCGGCCCGCAAGCAGGCCGTGCAGGAGCTGGAAGACCTCAACAACCGGCTCACCGACGCCCAGCTGTCGCAGCGGGACGCCGAGATCCAGCTGAAGGAAGCCACGGCGCAGCGGGACGCGGTCCTGAAGAACGCCAACGCGACCGAGCTGGACAAGCAGAAGGCGCTGCTCGCCTACGACCAGGCGGTGCAGCGGCTCAAGGAGCAGACCACCGAGACGCAGCGCCTGAAGACGGAGACGGACTCCGCGAACAAGGCTGGCGTCAAGGGCACCGACACCTACAAGAACGCCCAGGATCGTCTCGCGCAGGCGCAGAGCAACGTCGCCGACCAGCAGCAGGCCGTCCGGGACGCGCAGGCTGAGGCGGCGCGCACACAGGTGGAGACGGCCCGCCAGGTCGCCGAGGCGCAGCAGCGTGTCTCGGAGGCGACCGCGAACGTGGCGGTGGCCCAGCAGAACGCGGCGGACTCGGTGGCGTCCGCGCAGCGTCAGATTGCCTCCGCGTCGCTGTCGGCGGCCGGGGGCGTCGATCAGGCTGCCATCGCGCAGTCGAAGTACCAGCAGGCGCTGGCGAAGCTGACCCCGTCCGCCCGGGACACGCTGAACGCGTTCCTGGACCTGCGGACCGCGTTCGGCAACTGGTCGAAGTCGTTGCAGCCGGCCGTGATGCCGATCTTCACCCGGGCGCTCGTCTCGCTGCGGAACACGCTGCCGACGCTGACCCCGTTCGTGCAGGCGGCGGCCACAGCCATCAAGGGGCTGCAGGACCGCGCGTCGGCGTCCGTCAAGACGCCGTTCTGGCAGGGCTTCAAGAAGGATCTGCAGACCAGCGTGATCCCTGCGATCACCGGCCTGGGGGTCGCCTTCGCGAACGTCGTCAAGGGGATGGCGGGCATCGTCGACGCCTTCCTGCCGCACATGAGCGGCATCTCGTCGACGCTGCAGCGGATCACGGGACGGTTCGCGAACTGGGCCACGGGCTTGAAGGGCAGCCCGGAGTTCGAGCGGTTCCTGTCGTATGCGGCGGAGCACGGCCCGATCCTGGCCCGCGTGCTGGGCCAGATCTTCACCGCCTTCCTGAACGTCGGCAAGGCACTCGGCCCGATCTCCGACGTCCTGCTGCCCCTGCTCGGCGGCTTGGCGGAGGCGATCGGCATCATCGCCGACAAGGCGCCCTGGATGGTCCAACTGATCTACGGGATCATCCTGGCGACCAAGCTGTGGGCGATCGCCCAGGGCATCTTGAACTTCGTCATGAGCCAGAACCCGGTCATCAGGATCGCCCTGCTGATCGGCGTACTGGTCGCCGCGGTCATCTACGCCTACAACCGCTTCGGCTGGTTCCGGGCGCTGGTGCAGGGCGTGTGGGCGGCCATCCAGACGGGCGCCCTGTTCCTGTGGAACAACGTCCTCAAGCCCGTGTTCGGGTTCATCGTGCAGGCCGTCCAGATGGTCGGACGGTGGGCGACGTGGCTGTGGACCAACGCCATCAAGCCCGCCTGGGCTGCGATCTCGCTCGCGGCACGCATCCTGATCACGGCGATCGTCGTCGCGTTCATCCTGCCTGCGGTGGCCGCATTCAAGGTGCTCGGCGCGATCGCGTCGTGGCTGTGGACGAACGCCATCAAGCCGGCGTTCGACGCCATCGCCTCCATCGCCCGCTGGCTGTGGACAAACGTCTTCAAGCCCGTCTTCCAGCAGATCGGCGACAAGGCGAAGTGGCTGTACACCAACGCCATCAAGCCCGCGTTCGACTTCATCGTCGCTGTCGCCAAGGCGATGTGGGAGATCTACCTCAAGCCGCTGTTCAAGGCCTTCTGGGAGGGCCTGAAGACGATCGGCAAGTGGGCATCCTGGCTGTACACCAACGCCATCAAGCCGGCTTTCGATGCGATCGTCGACGTGGGGAAGAAGGCGTGGAAGTACGGCATCAAGCCGATCTTCGACGGCTGGAAGAACATCATCAAGGGCCTCGGCGGCGTCTTCCATGACGCCGTCGGCGCCATCAAGTCGGCCTGGGACAAGGTCAAGGACGTCGCGAAGAAGCCCGTCCAGTTCATCGTCGACACCGTCTACAACCACGGAATTTTGGGCGTATGGAACAAGGTCGCCTCCGCCTTCGGTGCGCCGAAGCTGAAGTCCTTCCACTTCGCATCCGGCGGCATCATGCCCGGCTACACGCCAGGCCGGGACGTCCACAAGTTCATCTCCCCGACCGGCGGGGCGCTTGAGCTGAGCGGCGGCGAGTCCATCTTCCGACCCGAGTTCACCCGGGCCGTGGGCAGCGGCTTCGTCGGCACGATGAACCGGATCGCTAGGTCGCAGGGTGCGCAGGGCGTCAAGGCGGCCCTGGCGCCCGTGTTCGGTGGCAGCGCCCCGGCGTCCACCGACCGCTCCCTGCGCTACGCGGGCGGCGGCGTGGTGCAGTCGTTCGCGGATGGCGGCATCTTCGGCTGGATCGGCAAGGCCGCCAACAAGGTGGCAGGCGCGGGCAGCGACATCTGGAACACCGTCAAGAAGGGTGCCTCCTGGCTGTCGGACACCCTGGAGGCGTCGGCGCGGGCCGGCGTGAAGAACGTCGTCGATCCGCTGCTGAAGAACTTCCCGGGCATGGACACCGGCTTCGGCCGGCTGGTCCGCCGCATCCCCACAAAGATCATCGACGCTCTGTTCGGTTACTCCAAGGACGCCGACAAGAAGGGCGGCGGAGGGCTCGGTGGCCCGCGGATTGCGGCGGCGCTGAAGTGGGCGAAGACGCAGGCCGGCAAGCCCTATCAGTGGGCGGGCAACGGCAATCCCTCGTGGGACTGCTCCGGGTTCATGTCGGCGATCGAGTCCGTCATCCGAGGCCAGAAGCCGCACAGGCGGTGGGCGACGATGGCGTTCTCCGGGAAGACGGCCCCTCCCGGCTGGGTCTACCACGGCAACTCCCCATTTAGGGTCGGCATCACGAACGCCGGTGTGGGCCACACCGCGGGCACGCTCGGAAAGACCAACGTCGAGTCCCGCGGCGGCGACGGCGTCGTCGTCGGCTCCCGCGCGCGCGGCTACAACAACAAGCTGTTCGGGTCCTGGTACGGCTTCCAGCCCGGCAAGTACGACAGCGGCGGCTACCTGCAGCCGGGACTCAACCTCGCCTACAACGGCACCGGCAGGCCCGAACCGGTGTTCACCACGCAGCAGGCCAACGCCCTCACCTCCCTCGCAGCCGGCGGGGGTGCCGCGGGCCCGGCCCGCTTTGAGGGCGACTTGTACCTCGACTCGGGCGAGTTCCTGGGCCGGGTTCGGGGCGAGGCGCAGCAGGTCGTCGCGCAGAACAATCAGCAGCTCGTCACCGCGCTCAACGCCCGTCCGAGGAGGTGACGCATGGCGATCCCCGGCAACTTCCTCTCGTCGACGACGGAGTCCATCGACCCGAACACCTCGGGCTGGGCGGCAAAGCTGAACTGCACGCTCAGCCTGGGGTCGGGCGGCCGCAACGGGGACGGCTGCGCCCAGATGAAGGCCACCGCCTCGGGGGAGATGCAGGCCCGCACCTACTCCTCGTATGCGGTGCGCATGGGGGAAACGTACTGGGCCTTCGCCGACGCCTCGTCGACGAGCATCCCGGAGCGCATCGGCATCCGCTGGCTGAACGCCACCGGCGCGGAGATCAGCATCACGTGGTCGCTGACGACGGCCTCAGCGTCGTCGTCGTGGCACCGCATCTCGATCGGCGGGGCTGCTCCGCTGGGCGCGGTCCGGGCCCAGGTGCTGATCTCCTCGACGGCGACCGCAGCCAACCAGGTCACGTTCTTCGAGAACGTGTACTTCGGCTATCCGCTGCGCTTCGCCGGGAACCTCCTCTCCTTCGACGCCGAGCAGCAGGAGATCAGCGGCACGTCGTGGGCGGCGGAGACGAACTGCACGCTCTCCCGGACCGTCCCCCTCAACGGCTGGCCGGTGAACTGGTACTACTCCGGCGGCGAAGTACTCACCATCGCCGTCACGGCGAACGGCAACGCCTCCGCATTGTGCACGGAACGGCCCGCCGTGACACCGGGGGTGGAGTACTTCGGCTACGCCTACCTGACCCCGCCAACCAGCAGCTCCACCTGCTGGGTAGAGCTCCGCTTCTACGACTCCAGCGGAACCCAGCTCTCCGCCACTCGCTCGATCCTGGCGGCTCCGGGGACGGGCTCGTACCGGCAGATCGCGAGCGCTGTCGCACCGGCTGGTGCGGCCAGTGCGTCCCTCGCGGTGGGCATCACGTCCGCGACGGCCGGGCAGGTGATGCGGACGGAGGGTGCGGTCGTCAAGGTCCGCACCGGCACGGTCACCGGCAGCGTGCCCAGCGTGAACGCCATGCCCTTCGCGGACGCCGGGTTCGAGCAGGGCGTCGGTTCGTGGACGGTGAACTCGGGTGTGGCCACGATAGCCCGGTCCACGCCGTGGGGCGGGCAGGCGATCAGCGACGCCTACAGCCTGACCGTCACCAGCAGCACGGCCACGGCCAGCACCCTCCGCTCGGGCATCTATCCGGTGACTGGCGGGGTGAACTGGCGGGTGTGGGTCGCCGCGAAGCGGGTGGCCGGCGGCTGGTCGCTGGTCTCGACGATCCGCTGGTTCGATGCCTCGTCGACGCTCATCACGACCGCGTCCAGCACGTCCGGGTCCATCCCGTCTGACGGCAACTGGTGGACGTTGTCGCAGGACTACACGGCCCCGGCGAACGCCAAGTTCGCGCAGATCGACTACACGCTTACCGCTACGGCTGCTAGCAGCACGCTGCAGCTCGACAATGTGATTCTGTATCAGGTGCTGCCGCAGCAGACGATCACCATCGACGACGACTCGGCGTCGGCGCAGTTGGTGGTGCGGGAGATCGTCGCATCCCAGCTGATGACGGTCTACCGGGTGCTGGCCGACGGATCCCGAACGGTGGTGCGTGGCGCCTCCGGGCTGCTCAGCCAGGTCACGACGACGGACGACACGCTCATCGTCACCGACTACGAAGCGCCGCTCGGCGTGCCCTTCTCTTACCGGATCGAGTTCTACAACTCGAGCACGGGCGCGCTCGCGGCCTACCGCACCACCGGCAACTACACGCTCGACCCGGGCGACGCCAACTATGTGTGGCTGAAGGATCCGCTGCGGCCGCTGGTCAACATGCGGGTGCTCGCACAGAAGGCCCCGGACTGGCAGCAGCCCATCGACCAGCAGGCCTACCGCGTCCGCGGCCGGCAGAACGCCATCGTGCTCTCCGGGGTGCGGTCCGGGCGCGAAGGCTCGCTGGTCCTGTGGACGCAGACCGACGACGAGCGGGAGGCCATGCGCTTCCTCCTTGCCACCGGCAACGTGCTGTTCTGGCAGTCCGCGCCCGGCATGGGCGAGTCCGACGTCTACGTGGCCGTCGCAGAGTCCGCGTTCCCGCGCGTCAGCGCCTACGCCCCGGAGCAGTGGCGGGAGTGGACGCTGCCGCTCACGGAGGTTGACCGGCCGACCGGCGCTATGGCCGGCTCGCCCACCTGGACGGTCCGGGACGTCAGCATCGAGAACTCCTCCGTTCTCAGCCTGGTCTCCCGCTATGCGACCGTGCTGGACCTGGCGATCAACGTGCGGCAAGACAGCTGAGAGGAGGCGCCCGTGTACCCCGCGCCGTCCACACGGTTCCTGCCGACGCTGCGCGAATCCCACGTCCCGTACACCCGCGTGCAGTTGATGCGCACGGACGGCGTCGTCGTCGACCTGCCCCACACCGACGGGTCGGTGACGGTAGATCGCAGCAACGCAGTGCGCCGCACCTGCTCGGTGACGGTGCCGGACGTCAGCCTGCTGCCGATGACGCCGACCGACCAGCTGGCCGTGTACGGGGCCCGGCTGCGGATCCGGCGCGGCATCATCTACGGCGACGGCACCATCGAAGCCGTCCCGCTCGGCCTGTTCCGCATCGACTCGATCAGCGGCGACCCGGCGCTCGGCCCGGTCACCATCAACGGCAGCGGGCTCGAAGCAGCTATCGCCGACGACAAGTTCATCACCCCGTACACCACCCGCGGCGGCACCGCCGCGGTCACCGCGATCACCGGGCTGATCCAGGATTCGATGCCGGGCGCCGTCGTCGTGAACCGGGCGACGGACGCGACGATCGGCACGATGACCTGGGACGTTCAGGGCGACCGGTGGGCGGCAGTGCAGGAGTGCGCAACCGCGATCGGCGCCGAGGTGTACGCCGACGCGGACGGCCAGTTCATCATCGCCGAGCTGCCGGATCTCCTGACCGCACCCGTCGCGTGGGACGTCGACGCGGGGGAGACCGGCGTGCTGATCAGCGCGGAGCGGTCGTTCACGCGCGAGGGCATGTACAACTACGTCGTCGCCTCGGGGGAGAACGCGGAGGACAACGCCCCGCCGGTGTCCGGGTCCGCCTCCGACACCGACCCCACCAGCCCAACCTACGTCAGCGGGCCGTTCGGCAGGGTCCCGAAGTTCTACAGCTCCGCCACCCTCATCAACTCCTCACTGGCGCAAGGAGCGGCGAACAAGCTGCTCAGGGATGCGGTCAAGCCGAACGCCACCGTCACCCTCACCTCGCTGCCGAACCCGTGCCTTGAGCCCGGCGACGTCCTCCGCGTCACCTACGAGGACGGACGCCGCGAACTCCAGCAGGTGCAGGGCTTCAGCATCAGCCTCGGCCTGGACTCCATCACCATCCAGACCATCGGTGGAAAGCAGGACATCTGATGGATATCGGCGCCGTCGCCCAGAGCATCACCCAGGCCTCCGCCCAGGCCGGGCGCGACGACCCCGACGTCCGTCGGGCCGACGTACAGACGGGCATCGTCACAGCGGTCGGCGTCACCACCGGCACTGTCGACGTCGGCAACGTCCGGGCGCGCAGGCTGGAGACGTACCAGTCGCCGGCCGTCGGCGACCAGGTGCTGCTCGTACAGTCCGGCACCGGGAACTGGTGGGCAGCCGGCCGTCCCGCATCGGCGGCCACGCCGCTCGGCCAGCCCCGCTACGCGTGGAAAGCCGCCAACCTCGACCGTTTCACGGCGACGCTGGCGGACGACCCGGACCTGACGATGCAGCTGGACGCCAACGCCGTCTACCACGTCAAGTTCCGCCTCCACCATGCGGCCACCGACGCGGTGCGCTTCCGGACCGCCTGGACTGTGCCGTCGGGCGCCAGCGGCAACCGCAGCGCGATCGGCCCCGACCAGGGCGTCATCCTCTCCAGCACCTCATCTGGTGGCACCGGCAGATTCGGCGTCCACGGCTTCGCCACCGCCTGCATCTACGGCAGCCGCAACGACAACACCCTCCAGTGCGTCGCGCTGGAGGAAGCGACCATCTTCACCACGACAGCCGGCACCTGTGCGATCCAGTGGGCCCAGTCCACCGCCAGCGCCAGCGTCTTCACCCGCCTCGCGCAGGGCTCGTTCATGCGGGTCACCCGCCTCGCTTAGAAAGGGGGCCGCGTGCCCACCACAGACACCTTCGCGCAGGGCTTCACCGCCCTCGACTACGGCGACGTCCCCGACCTCAAGGTCATGGGCGACGGCCTGCTGAAGATGGCCGGACAGACCGTCATGCGGTTCTCCTCAGCCAGCTCGCGCAACGCCAACCTCACCGCCCCCGTCGCCGGGATGGTCGCCTGGTGCGCCGCGGAGAAGCTCCTCACCGTCTACGACGGCACCGGCTGGGTTGCGGTTGCCTCCGGCACTCAGTCCTGGACGACACCCTCGCTGGCCACCGGCTACACCGGCAACGGCAACTCGAACGGCACCCCGCAGTACCGGCTGGTGAACCTGTTCGGCGAGTCGGTGGTGATGTGGAAGGGCGGCCTCAACGTCACCTACTCCAGCGGCACCCCGGTGAACGGCGGGAACTTCATCGCGGGCGGAACCCTGCCGGCCGCGGTGAGGCCAACGGCTCGGCGCACGGTGACCGCGGCCTGCTCGGCGGTGTCCTCGGACTCCCTCTCAGTGAAGATCGACTTCCAGACCGACGGGACCGTCGGCATCGTCACCCAGGGCGGCGTCACACCCCCATGGGTGTCCCTGAACAACATCATGTACAGCCTCTGACCACCCCTCGCCCCGCCCGCGCCCCGGACTCCTGGGCGCTTTTTTCATGCCCAGGAGGGCCCTTGAACGACACCGCAGACCAGTACGCGGAGGCGGCCGGCGACCCCGGACAGGCCGCCGAACTGCCCGCCACCACAGGACGCGACGTCGTCCGCGGCGAACCCGACCGCATCCTGGAGGAGGGCGCATGACCGGCACCGCAGGCGACGTCATCCGCGTCGCCAAATCCCAGGTCGGCTACCACGAGGGCTACAGCGGCGGCCACTGGAACAACAACCAGAAGTACAGCGCCGCCGTTCCCGGCCTCGAATGGTCCAACTACCAGGCGTGGTGCGCCACCTTCGCGGCCTGGTGCTTCCAGGAAGCCGGCATGCCGAAGGGCAGCTATCCGGTCACCGCATCCTGCGCGCTCGGCGTCTCCTGGTGGAAGAAGCAGAACCGGTTCTCCGACTACCCGGCGATCGGCGCCCAGGTGTTCTTCGGGCCGGGCGGCGGCTCCCACACCGGCCTCGTCTACGCCTACGACAGCGACTTCATCTACACCGTCGAGGGCAACACCAACTCTTCCGGCTCTGCCGAGGGCGACGGCGTCTACCTCAAGAAGCGCGCCCGCCGCGACACCTACGTGTACGGCTACGGCTACCCCGCCTACCCGGGCGGCATCGTCACCGCCGACCCCACCTGGAAGAACTCGACCCATGCACCACAGGAGGATGGCGTGGCCCTCACCACGGACGACATCAACAAGGTCGCGGACGCGGTCTTCAAGAAGCTGCTGAAGACCGACGACGTCCTCACCGCGCCCGTCGACGCCAGCGACTACGCCACGAACAAGTACTGGACGTGGCAGACCCACATCCAGGACGTCACCAACCGCGTCCGCGCCATCCAGACGGCCGAGGCCGGGCAGTCCGCGGCCATCTCCAAGCTCGCCCAGCTCATCGGCTCCAACGTCGACACCGCCCAGGTCGTCGCCGCTGTGCAGGCCGCCATCAAGGACGCCGTCGTCAAGGTCAGCGTCGACGTCAACGGACCCCAGGGAGCATGACCATGCGCATCTTCGGCAGAGAGCCCGCTCTCATCATCGCCGTCCTCTCGGCCGGCCTGTCGCTGCTCGTCACCTTCAACGTCGGCATGAGCGGCGAGCAGGCGGGCGCGATCGTCGCCGTCATCTCCGCCGTGTTCGCCGCGGTCACCGCGGCCATGACCCGGCCGATCGCGCCCTCCGCGTTCACCGGACTCGTCGCCGCGGTCGCCGCACTGCTCGCCGCCTACGGACTGGACCTCGGACCGGAGAAGATCGGCGCCATCAACGCAGCCACCCTCGCCGTGCTCGCACTGCTGACCCGGGTGCAGGTCACACCGTCCAGTCCCAGCGCGCCGACGGGACCGACGGCTCTCTGACCAGTGCACATATCGGCGACAGGGGAGGGCGCGGTGAGCGAGGTCTTCGGTATCGGTGCCAGCGACGCCGGACTCGGCGCGCTCCTCACCCTGGTCATACTCCTCATCCTCACTGGCCGGCTCATCCCGCGGCGCACCCACGCGGACGTCATCGCCGACCGAGACAACTGGC